ATTGTGGCTTGGGAAATTATCGGATTTCAACCTTTAAGCGACGCGTGGACGCCGGCGATTGGGCTGGCGCGCGAGAGGAGTGCGTAAAGTGGAACAAGGCACGCGGACACGTCATGCGTGGCCTTACAAGAAGACGCGAAGCCGAAGCCATGATGATGAGATAACGCCATGCTTGCACCGTTAAAAATTCCGCCAGGCGTATACCGGAACGGCACAAATTACCAAGCCGCGGGAAGGTATTGGGATTCCAATCTTGTGCGCTGGTACGAAGGAACGATGCGCCCGATTGGCGGATGGGTGAAAGCGTCAGGCGATACGTTTTCAGGTTCAGCGCGCGGCATGTTCAGTTGGCGCGATAACGAATATGATCGTTGGCTTGCCGTTGGTACGCACTCAAAACTTTACGTTTGGAATGGCGGAAACTTCTATGACATCACGCCATCAGGTTACACAGTAGGGCGCCAAAACTCATTCACGGGTTATGGGTACGGCGCTGCGAATTACGGTTTAAGCACTTATGGCACCAAGCGCACTGTTGGCGCTGAGTTGGACGCCACAACGTGGACGCTAGATAATTGGGGTGAATATCTTGTTGCTTGCGCCAATAGCGATGGCAAGTTGTACGAGTGGCAAAACAACGTTGGCTCGATTGCCGCTGTTATCACGAATGCGCCAACGGATAACACGGCACTCATTGTCACGCCAGAGCGCTATATGTTTGCGCTTGGCGCCGGCGGCAACCCGCGTTTAGTGCAATGGTCTGACCAGGAAGACAACACAACCTGGACGCCATCAGGATCAAATACCGCGGGATCGTTAGAGCTTCAAACCAACGGTCGCATTTTGGCGGCTAAACGCGTTCGCGGTCAGGTGTTGATCTTGACCGAAACGGACGCTCATGTGATGAATTATCTTGGTCCGCCATTGGTATATGGTCAAGAAAAGGTTGGTTCGTTTTGCGGTTTGATTGGTCCGCAAGCCGTTGCCGTGATTGAAGGCGGCGCCGTTTGGATGTCAGACAAATCGTTTTTCTTATTCAATGGCCAACTTCAACCATTGCCTTGCAGCGTTGGCGATTATGTCTTTACCGACATCAATCTTGATCAAGTGGCGAAGATTTATTCGGGACACAATTCGGCTTTCGGTGAAGTGTGGTGGTTTTACCCATCAGCAGATAGTAATGAGTGCAATCGCTATCTGATTTGGAATTACCGCGAAAACCATTGGGCGATTGGCGAATTGGCGAGAACATGCTGGACGGATGCCGGTGTGTTCACCAACCCGCTATCCGTTGGAACCGATGGGTTCCTGTATGAGCACGAAAACGGATGGACTAATAACGGCACGCCCATCACGTCCACGCGTTATGCCGAATCAGGTCCAGTTGAAATTGGCGCCGGTGATCGTTTCATGTCTGTCCGCCAAGTGCTGCCGGATGAAAAGTCACAAGGTCAAGTGAAGTTGACGTTTTACACACAATCAACACCGGAGTCTTCCTCCACAACGTATGGCCCTTACTCGATGCAACCTTACACGAATGTAAGGTTCACGGGTCGCCAGGTAGCGATGCGCGTTGACGGAAATGCTGATGCCGATTGGCGTGTTGGAACGATTCGTTTGGATGCTGTAGCGGGAAGCGGACGATGAGACTACCCAATCCGCCACAAGATTACTCGGCGCCGATTGAGCGCGAACGCAATCGAGCGATTGAAAGCGCTGATGCGTTGAATCTGAAGAAGTTGCAGGATGTCGAGTTTGTTGAAGGTGCGCGCTTGATTTTGCGCTCGCCCAATGGAACGCGTTACAACATTGCAGTTAGTAACGCCGGCGTGATTAGCGCAACAGCAATTTAGAGGTAAACATGGCAACGAAAGCAGACATTCAAACGCTCTATCAGCAAACGTTAAACCGCGCGCCGCGTGACGATGAAGTCAACTGGTGGCTCATGTCCGCCAATAACGAAAAGTGGACACCGGCGCAATTACGCGGAGCGTTTCTGCGCGATGCCATTCCAGAGCTTTACACGTCAACGCTTGGACGCTCGCCAAATCCTGATGAAGTGGCGTATTGGCAATGGGCGCAAGGTGAGTTGGCATCACCTGCTGCATTGCGTACTGAGTTTATACGTTCAGCGCAACCCGAAATAGCGATCAATGCCGCAAGGCAAGCCGGTGCCAATAGGCAAATGCAAGGCATTACGGCGACAGGTTTAGCGGGTCGCACTTATACGCCATACGCCGGCGATTACACGCGTTATGGCTTTGGCCCTGAATCGTTGCTATTTACCAACACTGGTCAAATAACGCCATACACACTACCGGAAGGTTCTAAGTGGCGGACTGCTGCCGCTGAAGCATCACCATCCGATCAAACCGATCAAGTAACTAGTCAGGCGACAAAAGATGCCGCTGCTGCAACGCAACAAGTAGCGCAAAACGTTGGTTCTTCAGTCACGCAAGGCGCAACTAACCAGCAACTTCAAACGACTGGCGGAACATCCACATCAACGGGTGGTTTGCTTGACATGGGCAAGGACAATTTCATTGATGATCGGTCAATTTTATCGACTGGTGGACCAGTCACAGACAGTCTTTTGAATGTTCAAACGCAACCCGTTATTCAGCAGCCCGTAGTCAACGAAACCATTGCAACGCAACCCGTTGTCAATCCTTACGATCAACAAGTCACGAGTTGGTATCAAGGTTTGCTAGGACGCGCGCCAACGCAAGCCGACTTAAATTATTGGGGTGGCGAACTGGCCAAAGGCATTGACGCTGGCGCGATTCAGGAAAGCATTGCAACATCACCCGAAGCCCTGCTGAATCGTGAATATCGCATGTCATTGGGTCGCACGCCAACGCAAGCCGATTACAACTATTGGCTTGGCGATGTGTATGGCCAAGGCACATCAATCGGTGACATCCGCCAAGCGATCAGATCATCACCTGAAGCGCAACTGTTTTCTGGTTACAACACGGCAGCGCAAAACGTCCAACTTCAACCGTATGACTTTTACTTGAATCAGTTGACGGGTGGCGCGCCAGTGCAAGGTTTATTGTCAGCGATCAACCAACCACAGTTTGTCAACAATGGACTGCTAGCGACATCATGAACGCCTTTGATGCCGCCAATTGGAAACGGTGCATACCGATCATTGAATCCGCATTGCAATACAGCGGCGGCACGCATAATATCGACGATATTGAACGAGCAATTACCGCCAAAACGATGCAGTTTTGGCCAGGTGCGCAGTCAGCAGTTATCACAGAGATTCAGGTTTACCCTCGCCTCAAAGCGCTTCACTATTTTCTTGCTGGCGGGAACCTCGAAGAACTCGCGCGTATGCGTCCAATCATTGAGCATTGGGCCGAATCAATCGGATGTCAACGAGTCACGTTAGCCGGAAGACGAGGTTGGATTCGTTCGTTTTTGGCGGATGAAGGTTATCAAGAGAAATGGACGGTCATGTCCAAGGAGTTGAAGAAATGAGCAAAGGCGGCGGCGGATCAACATCAACTTACCAGCCTGATCCTGAATTCAAACAAGCAGCGCTTCAAAACTATGCGTTTGCCCAACAAGTTGCACAGCAACCTTATCAGGCTTATGGCGGACCAAGGATTGCAGGATTTACGCAACCGCAGCAAGAAGCCATGGCAGCGATCCGCCAGTCACCATTAAGCCTCGGCGAGTCCATGCAGCAATTTTATAACCCGTACAACGAACAGGTGATCGGGAATACGCTGCAAAACATCGAGAATCAACGATTGATGCAACAGCAACAAACCCGCGCGCAAGCCGCCAAAGCTGGCGCATACGGCGGAACGCGCCAAGCAGTGCAAGAAGCGTTGCAACAACAAGCGGCGCTGCAAACGGGCGCTCAAGCCGCGGCACAATTAGCGCAGCAAGGATTTGGCCAGGCAGCCGCGCTCGGTGCGCAAGACATTGGTTTACGCCAACAAGCCGCAGCAGGACTGCAAGGTGTTGGCGCTCAACAGCAAGCCATGAATCAAGCCAATTTGGATTTGGCGTATCAAGACTTTTTACGCCAACAGCAATATCCACTTCAGCAATTGCAAATCCTTCAACAAGGTCTTACGCAAATGCCATCGGGTGGAACACAGCAAACAACGCAAAACCTTTCCGGCGCACAACAGTTTGGGCAAGGATTGAGCAACGTTGCGGCGCTTGCTTATCTGTTTTCCGATAAGCGCATGAAGGAAAACATTTCAAAGATGAAGTCACCACTTGCTGCGCTTGGCGGCATGAACGGTTACGAATACGAATACAAAGGAAGCGACATGCCAACTGGCGGCGTGATGGCGCAAGAAGTTGAACGTGTGATGCCAAACGCCGTGGCTTATGGCGGCAACGGCATGAAGATGGTTAATTATCCTGAAGTCACTGGTTTGCTGGTTGAAGCGGTCAAGGAACTTGATCGCCGCACAAGGGGTTAAATATGGCGCTTTTAGACTTTCTTTTTGGCGGTCCATCGTATAGCACGCTGCCGAATTCGCCAGAATCACCTATGCAAGGTGCATCGCCAAATGTCCTGCAACGTTTTGGCGCTGGACTTGATCGCATTTCAACGATACCAGGATTGCCTACGCCAGCAATGGATGAAGAAGAGCGTATGCGACAACGCTGGATGACGCTTGCAAACATTGGATCTTCGTTAGCGCGTGGCGGCACTGCTGCCGAAGGGTTGCAACAGGCAAGGCAACAAGCGTTGCAACAACAAATTCTTGGCGTGCAGTTTCAGCAAATGCAGCAACAACAATTGCGCGAACAAGCGTTACGCCAAGCGCTAACAGCAAAGCCAACAGAGGCGCAACAATTTGCCGCTGGACAGAAAGCGTTAGAGGTTGGTGGTCAAGGCCCGACGATGGGTGCGGCAAGGATGCAAGAACAAGCCGTTGCAGCTGCAACGCCATTTGCAACGCTTACGCCAGAGCAAAAACTTATTGCCTCGCAAATGCCTTATGCAGAAGCCGTTAAGTACATTGGCGAAAATGTTAAGCAGGAAGAGTTTGGAACGAGCGCAAACACAGGAATGATTGGCGGAAGGCCTGTTAATTACGTCATTGGGAAGCGTGGTGGTATACGCGTGCTAGATGTATCGCCAAGACCTGATGAAGAGCAAATTAGGACTGGCAATCGAATTCTCATACGTGATAAGAACACCGGAAAAACAATTGATTCTTATAGCGTTGAAATGTCACCTTATGAAGCAGCGCAAAACCTTCGTGCAATAAGCGCTCAAGATTTGGCGGAAAGAAAGTTTGGCGAAGAAAAGTGGATGAACCGCCAACAAGTAGGGTTTAGACAGCAAGAGCTTGGCCAAGGCGCCGCTCGCCTTGCTCAGAGCGATATTGACATCACAACCGACGCCGCTGGAAATCTATTTAGAGTGTCGAAAACAGGCGCTCCAACGACTGCCGTATATGGGCCAAGTGGCGAGCAATTCAAGAAAGAAGGGCAAAAGATTCCAACGGCGGTAACGGAAGAGTTTGTAAAGAATCAAGCCAATATCAATTCGATTGATAACGCCATAAAGCTGGTGCAAGACAATCCTGGCGCAACAGGGCCGGTAACAGGAAGACTTCCGTCATCCATACGCGATCCATTGGCGGATCAAAAGAATGTTGAAACGCGTGGTGCCGTTGCTCGCATTGGAAGTTTACTCATTAAAGATATATCAGGCGCTACTGTTCCTGTTGCCGAGGTTCCGCGACTTGCGCCATTTATTCCTTTGCCAACGGATGATGATAAGACCATTCAAACCAAACTGAGTGGCTTGAAGCGTGAAATATTAAACATTGAAGAAGAGCGTAAAAAGCAGTACACGGCACAAGGTATGAATTACCCGACGATTAAGTATGAAGGCAGTCCTATGACATTACCTACACAAGCCGTACCGAATATCATGCAGCAATACGGATTGACGCCAAGGAAGTAGTCATGACTAATATTGAACGCGTATCAGCAAACCTTCGTAAAATGTTTGAACAAGGCGCGCCACAAACGGATATGGAATCCTATATTCGGATGGAAGGTTACACGCCACAGCGCTATCTTGCCGCCATGGGTCGAATGAAACGTGGCGTTGGTGAGGTTGAAGCCGGCGCGTTTCGCACATTTATGCAGGGCTTGTCATTTGGCTTTTCTGATGAAATAGAAGCCGCGGTCAAGGCAGCATTTACCAAAGGCTCTTATCAAGACAATGTTGAAGCGGTAAGAGAAGGTATTAAGCAATACCAAAAGCAAAATCCTGTTGCCGCCATGTCATCAGAATTGGCGGGGGCATTGCTTCCGGCTGCTGTAACCATGGGCGCTGCCGCACCAGCCGTTGCCGCTCGCGCACCGCAACTTGCCGGAGCTGTAACCAGAGGCGCACAAGCGGTTACCAGCGCATTACCGTCCGCTATGCAAGGCACTAACATTGGCGCGCAAGTAAGCCGCGGTGCGCTCTATGGCGCAGCCGGTGGCGCGCTTGGCGGCGCGGGGCAAGCTGAAGGCGATATGTCCAGTCGCTTACAAGGCGCGGCTGTTGGCGCTGGCCTTGGCGGAGCCATAGGCGCTGCCGTTCCGCCGGCTATGGGTCTTATAGGTTATGGCGCTGGAAAAGCGCGTGATGTTTTGGGAAGAAGCGGTGCT